TGTCCCGTGACCTGTCCACAGTAACCTTAGAGAACATCGAAGATGATGTAGTTTACCCCTTCTTTGCTGTTGAGCTACTGTTTGATGGCGACAATACAATCCGTATGTGGACAGGTCAAGGCACTCTTGTTCTTGAAGACGGCACAGAGTGGATTGGTGTAGGTAGTATCCTAGACATATCGGCTATCGAAGAGACCGCTGAAATGGCTGTTAAAGGGGCTACCATCACTATGAGTGGTGTATCCTCAGAAGCACTATCCTTGGCACTCAGTGAGCCTTATCAGGGTCGTGTGTGTAACATATACTTTGGTACATTCTCTACTGGTGCTATCCTGCAAGAGAGTGGTTCTTTCATTCTCCTACAGGATGGTTCTAAGATACTCCTAGAGGCCACTAGTACAGGGTTTAACCAACTGTTCTCAGGTTACATGGACCAGATGAACATTGTTGATGCTGGGGATACAGCCACTATTGAATTGATGGTTGAGAACCGACTGATTGACCTTGAGAGAGCTAGGGTAGCTCGCTTCACATCAGGTTATCAGAAGTCTATTTACCCCGGTGATCTTGGGTTAGACTTTGTTGAGGACTTGCAGGATAAAGATATTGTGTGGGGTCGTAAGAGTGGAAGTTAAATACCAACAAGAGTTCCTTTCTCACGCAGAGCAAGAGGTTACACCTTTAGCAGAGCTTGAGTGGGAAGAATCTGGACACCCTACACACACTCTGGTTATTGATTGGGATAGCTACTTTGCCCTAGAGAAAATGGGTAGACTTAAGTTCTTCACAGCTAGGAAAGAGGGACTACTTGTTGGTTATTTTGTCGTTATCATTACTTCCCCCTTTACGACTAAGGGTGAGCTAGTTGGTTGCTATGAGGCTGTGTATGTCCATAAGGACTACAGGAAGTCTATGGTAGCTAGACGAATGTTTAAGTTCGTAGAAGACTGCATGAAAGAAGATGGCATCTACAGAGTGGTTGCTTCCTCTTCTGCTAAGAACCCTATTGGTAACTTCCTTAACAGGATGGGTTACGACGAAGTAGAAACTAAGTACGAGAAGGTATTATAACATGGTTGTCTTTACTGGCGCTATTGCCCTTGGTAATGCTACTTTCTTTGCCCTAGGTTTACCTGCCACTAGCTCCCTAGCTCTTCTTGCTGCTACAGGTTTTGCCACCCAGTTTGTCATGGGGGCTGCACTTAATGCCCTCACACCTAAGCCCTCTTTTAACTCTGGTGCCAGCCGTGGTTATCAGATTAACAGTAGGGGTTCAGCACTAGACCACCAGATTATCTACGGTAAAGTACGTGTAGGTGGTGCTGTAGTTTATGATGAAGCTACGGGAAATAACAACAAGTTCTTGCACCGTATCATCGCTGTAGCCGGGCATGAGATTGAATCCTTCGATGAAATCTATATCAACGACGAAGTAGCCACTATTGATGTTGATGGTAATGTAACCTCTCCTAGTCAGTACAACGGTAAGGTTCGTATCAACACACATTTAGGTTCTCCTGACCAAGCTGCTGATGCTGACCTTGTAGCTGAATCTGCTAAGTGGACTGCACAACACAGACTTCGTGGCATTGCTTATATGTATGTCCGTCTACAGTTTGATGCTGATGCTTTCCCTAATGGTGTACCCACCTTTACAGCGACAGTAAAAGGTAAGAAGGTTTACAACCCTGATACAGACACTACGGCTTGGTCTGATAACCCTGCGTTGTGCCTACGGGATTACTTGACTAGCTCTTATGGTCTTGCTGAGTTATCTGCTAACATTGATGACGACCTAGTTAATGCTGCTGTTACTGTGTGTAATCAGACTAACACAGATGCAGGGACTACTCGTTATACCACTAACGGGGCTTTCACTACTGACCTTACTCCTTACGACGTAATCAACAACCTGCTAACTTCCATGAGTGGTACGTTGTGGTATGCTCAAGGTAAGTGGCGTATGAAGCCCGGTTACTGGACTGCACCAGTTCTTGACCTTAATGAAGATGACCTACGTTCCTCCATTAGTGTCGCTACACGTCACTCTCGCAGGGACAACTTCAACGTAGTCAAAGGAACCTTCCGTGGTGAAGAGAGTAACTGGCAGACCACTGACTACCCACAAGTAGACAACGCAGCTTTCCTAGCTGCTGATAACGGACAAGAGTCTGTAGCTGATGTAGACCTGCCCTTTACTGACAACTCTATTGAGGCTCGTCGTATCGCAAGGATTGCCTTAGAGAGTAACAGGCAACAGCTTACGGTTACAGCTTCCTTCGGCATCAAGACTATGCAGGTTCAAGTTGGGGATAATGTTCGCCTTACTAACACCCGCTTTGGCTGGGACAATAAAGAGTTTCAGGTACTAGCTTGGAACTTTGGTCTTACGGATGGGCTTGATCTACAGGTAGAGTTAACACTACGTGAGACTGCTGAGTCTGTCTTTGATGAAGTAGATGATGGTGTCGTCTATGAAAGGGATAACACACTACTAGAATCTCCCTTTAGTGTACCCTCCGTTGGTCTTTCTGCTGTAGCTAGAACTCAAGTTATTCGTGAGAAACTAACGAACATCATCACCTTGACTGTAAGTTCAGGTGCTAGTGAAAGAATTGACTACGTAGAAGCTGAGTTTAAGTTGTCTTCTCAATCAGATTGGATCAGCTTAGGGACTGGACAAATCGGGGATTTTAAAGCTGTTGACTTAGAAGATGGTGACTACGACTTTAGAGGTCGTGCCATCAACACTTTTGGTGTTAAGGGTGAGTGGGAGTTCCTATTCAACGTAAATGCCAGTGGTCTACTTGAACCACCCTCTGATGTAGAGAACCTTGTAGCTGAGGTTAATGGGGCAGTTATTACCCTTGATTGGGACGCTGTTCCTGACCTTGATTTGTCGTTCTATCGTATACGATATTCCCCTACACTGTCTGGTGCAACTTGGGCTAATGCCCTCACCTATGTTGATAAGGTATCTAGGCCAGCTTCTAGTGTATCTGTTCCTGCTAGGTCAGGTACATACCTTGTAAGGGCATACGATAAGTCTGGCATTGGCTCAATTAACTACACGTCTGTTGTTGTTCCACCTGCTGATATTGAACCTTTGGCTAACACCCTTAGCTTAACAGACAGCACGACCTTCACTGGGACTAAGACTAATACAACTGTGGTTGGTAATGAACTTAGGTTAAGTTCTTACGATCCTGCACCTTCTTCTGGTGAATACTTCTTTAGTAACTATATAGAGACTGGGGATAGTACGGTTAAAAGGTGTCGTGTATATGTAAGTGCAAGCACTTTTCGTTTCGACAGTACGGCAGGTCTATTTGACGACCAAGGTGGTTTCTTTGATGATGGTGTGGGGTTCTTTGATAGCCTTGGTGGAGAAAGCCAGTTTGCGGATACTAACGTAGTAACTTTAGTGTCTACCACCCAAGACGACCCGTCGGGTTCTCCTACTTGGTCAGCTTATACCCCAATTAAGGTTGCTGACATATCAGCCAGAGCCTTTAGGTTTAAAATACAGCTAACCTCAACTACATCTGGTATTACGCCGTCAATAACAGAACTAACCGCATATGTGGAGTACAACTAAATGTCACAAAATGACTTGGTGATTGACAACCAAAGTTTTCCCGCTACCCGTGCCGATATTAATAGTGCTTTGCAAGCCCTAGGTAGCCTCAACAGTGGGTCGTCTGCACCCTCAACAACCTATGCCAACATGCTTTGGTATGACACGACCAACAACACGCTGAAGATGCGTGCGGAGGCTAACGATGCTTGGATTAGTGTTGGCTACTTAGATCAGGGTGCAGATAGGTTCCGTATATTTGATGACACGCAGGTGGTCAACTCTAGCGGCACTCAGACGGGTCTTATCGGGGACCAAGCTACCTCTGCTTGGGAGGCTGGTACTAGCACAACAGAGAGCCTCGTGTCGCCAGCTAAGGTGGCCGCTGCGATTGCTGCTCTTGCGAGTAGCGTTCCGGCTGATGGTTCTATTACTGAGGTAAAGCTGGCTAGTTCGGCGGTAACTCAGTCAAAGCTAAAAACCGCCCAAAATTCTGTAAGTTTTAGCTTTGGTGAAAATGGCGGGTCCATAAATGTAACGGTGAATGAGTTTACATTTTGGCCGAAGTTAAGCACCACGTCGGCAAGTTGCAGTGTTAACACTACAGGTTTTAGGGTTTCAGCGTCATCGCAAGCGAGTGGTTCAGTCACTTGGAGGTACATTGACACATGAGTGACCGTATATTTTACGTTCGAGTTTGGGTTCTAGATGGGGTTGTTCGTTTCGTCAATTCTAATGAACTTCCCATTCAATCCGACATAATTGATGTCAGTGGCGCTCAAGTCTATGACTTCAGCGTTCTCGGGGACTATATGCTCGCGGGCAAAGTGATGGAGCAACTGTCTGTAGTGGATGGGGAGTTAGATTGCGGGTCGCTGAATGTGGACGCAATGAAGCGTATCTGACCCGCTCGCACTGCTTGTTTAATTTCACCCGTCCCCATGATACACTGTGAAAAATTAAGGGCCGCACATGCCGCTGATCCCGCTCCAAATACCCGCAGGTGTCTACCGCAACGGCACTGATTTTCAGGGCAGCAACCGCTGGCGCGACGCTAACCTTGTGCGGTGGGTAGACAGCACCATGCGGCCAGTTAGGGGTTGGGAGAGCCGCGTGTCGCTCGGCACGACTGCGCCGCGAGCCGCTATAGCGTGGCAAGACACCACTTCGGACCGCTGGTTCGCCGCTGGCTTCCACGACAAACTTGTGGTCTCTACTGAGAGCAACATCACTACCGACATCACGCCAGCAGACTTGACGGACGGCACGCTGGATGCCGCAGCCAACATCGGTTTTGGCGGCGGCTTCTACGGCCTCGGCTTCTACGGGACAGAGCGCGCCGACACGGGTAACTACTCGGAGGCCACAACTTGGTCTTTGGACAACTTTGGTGAGTACCTTGTGGCCTGCTCCACGGCAGACGGGCGCCTGCTTGAGTGGCAGCTAAACACAAGCAACGACGCCGCGCCGATCTCCAATGCGCCCACAGACAACCTCGGCTTGCTGGTCACAGAGGAGCGCTTCCTATTCGCGCTCGGCGCTGGCGGTAACCCTCGCCTCGTGCAGTGGTGCGATCGCGAGAGCAACACCTCATGGACGCCTGCCGCGACAAACGAGGCTGGCGACATCGAACTGCAAACGTCTGGCCAGATCATGCAGGGTATCCGCACGCGCGGCCAGTCGCTCATCATCACTGACATCGACGCCCACAGCGTCACATACATCGGCGGCCAATTCGTTTACAGCTTCCAACGCGTCGGCTCGTCATGCGGCGCTATCAGCCGTAAGGCGGCGGCTGCGGTTGACGAGGGCGTCTTCTGGATGGGCCAGCGTGGCTTTTTTGCCTACGCAGGTGGGGCCGTGCAGGACATCCCTTGCGAGGTTGCGGACCACGTATTTAACGATATGAACACAGCCCAAGGCTCAAAAATCTGGGCTGTGACCAATCAGCAGTACAACGAAATCTGGTGGTGGTATCCGTCGGAAGGTTCCAACGAGATTGATAGATACGTCAGCTACAACTACAAGGAGGGCCACTGGGCTATTGGCCAGCTCTCACGCACGGCTGGCTTTGATCGCGGCGTGTTCCGCCGCCCGATCTGGTTTAAGACTGACGGCGACGCATACAATCACGACACTGGCCTCAACTACGAGGGCGCAGACGTCTTCGCAGAGAGCGGCCCAATCAGCCTCGGCGCTGGCGACAACGTAATGTCGGCCACGATGCTCATTCCCGACGAGCTAACGCAGGGTGACGTTGAGGCGACGTTCAAGACACGTTTCCACCCGAACGACGACGAGCGCAGCTACGGCCCTTACGCGATGGCCAATCCGACGTCCGTGCGCTTCACTGGTCGTCAGGTGCGGGTGCGTGTAGATGGGGCGAAGCTGGCGGACTGGCGCGTCGGGGTTATGCGCCTTGACGCTACGGCGGGCAGCAAGCGATGAGCGGCGGATACACGCCTCCCCCAGTCACGGGGGACCTGAGCGTATGGTCGCAGAACATTGTGACATATCTGCAACGCACGGCATCGCGTCTGGCGTTTAAGCGCGCCGACGCCCGCGCATCAGAGAGCGGCGTCATCCTCTGGGACGAGGTGAACGAATACCCCGTTGTCTCCAAGAACGGAGAGTGGCGGCAGATCGTGCTTGAGGATGGGCAGTATGCTGGTGGCGTTGCGACGAACCAGACAGCGGCCTCCGCCAACACTGCCTACGCCCTGACATATACGTCAAGCATTGCGGAGGGCATCACCAACGGCACGCCCGCGTCTCGTTTGGTGTTTGAGGAGGCGGGGCAGTATATGGTTTCTTTTTCTGCGCAGATTGCTTCTACCTCTGGCAGCACTGTGAACTATTGGTTTTGGCCGCGCGTAAACGGTGTGGATGTTTCTGGCTCAACCATGAAAAACGCATTGCACAATAACGGTGCCGTGATGGTTGTGTCTCGCTCTGCAATCTTCAACTTCAACGCAGGCGACTACCTTGAGGCCATGTGGGCTACTAGCAGCACAAGTGGATCGCTCCAAGCCTCTGCT